TTACATTCAGGGGATAGTTCATGAAGAATTTTTAAGATCGGAGTCGATACATCATCCGATTTAATTTCTTCAGCTCCTTTACCTGAGTCTGATCTGAGATTTATAGTTGCTAGTTGACCTGCACTATTCTTTTTTACTACTTCTTTTTCCATATTTACTCCTTATTAGTTTGTTAGTTTAGTAGTTTATTTGGTTTTTATTTTTGTTTGATTTCCTTCAAACACTGTAAACAACTCTGCAGGTATACTATTACCTTTTGAGTGATAGTCCTGCAAAGTTGTTCTAAGGGTTCCGGCATGAACTGCAACTTTCCGATCGGGTTCATAACCTTGTCCTCTTGCAAGGGTCGCATACTGCTCCGCCTTGTCATCTTCGTTGAGACCAAACTTAACTGTGATTTCATTTTTCACAATCGAACCTAGTCCCGCTTTTCGAAGCCATTCATGTGCCTCTTCTTTTTTATCTGCAATAATAGAAGCACCAAAAACATTCTTAATTGAAATCTCTGATCCGTCTTTCAACTTGAGTGTTTTTAAATTTAAAGAATTCATTAGATCAGGAATAATAATATTAGAATAATATTTTTCCCTCTCTTTTAACTCACCTATTTTTAATAAATATTTTCCTATCTCCGCTTGTATATCTTGAAGCGTATTAATTTGTTTTGATAGTTCGTCTGGATTGACATCTGCAACCTGATTCGGTGCATCTTTTCTTAGATCTATATTCATAACTTTCCTTATATATGTTTATTAGTTTAATCATTAGTAGTAACTTCGCATTTGCAATATAAGGATATAAAAGTTGTTGTCAACTTATTTTTGATAAATATTTATCTCAATTGGATAATAAGTTTTTTCTTGACGATCCCATTTTAATAATTTGTATTTACCATTTGTTTGATCGGCAACTAGTGAACATACAACTCCTATGATAGCTGGATCGCCTGATAATAAAAGATAATCATCTTCAGTGTAGTTCTTTAGAAGGCTTCTAAGTTTTATAATCAATGGACCTGGTGAATGTATCATTTGTGAAAACTCCGGAAGCATGGTCACAATTTCACCATATTTCTGTGCGCCAACAATATTATATTTTGGTTCGCCTTTTGAAGTTCCAGGGATCTCTTGTATTAAATAAACTTTTGACATTGACTTTTTATCTTTCGTACTATATATAGCTTTTTAGAAAGAAAAGTAAATGATTAACTATAAGTTTAAAACAAAGCCGTACGCGCACCAATTAAAAGCTTTAGAGCGTTCTTGGGATAAAGAATATTTTGCCTATTTCATGGAAATGGGGACAGGTAAATCAAAGGTTTTAATCGATAATGCGTCGATGCTTTATGACAAAGGCGAGATAAATGGGCTTCTCTTAATTGCCCCAAAAGGTGTTTATAAAAACTGGTATGAAGGTGAGATACCTACGCACATGGTTGACCACATAGAAAAAAATGTGGTGCTGTGGCAGACCTCTAATTCTACACCTGAACAGTTAAAAAAATTAAACAGCTTGTTTGCAACAGGTACAGACTTTCATATCATAGTTATGAATGTGGAGGCTTTTTCATATGCAAAAGCAACTGAGTTTGCTAAACGTTTTTTAGATTCACACAAAGCAATGGTTGCAATAGATGAGTCTACTTCAATCAAAACACCTACAGCAAATAGAACAAAAAATATTTTATCTTTAAAAAGTAAAGCGAAGTATAGAAGAATACTGACAGGATCTCCAATCACTAATTCACCATTAGATCTTTGGAGCCAGGCTCAGTTTCTTGATTCCTGGCTCTTGGGGTTTGATTCTTTTTGGGCGTATCGTGCTCACTATTGTATAATGAAAACAATGAACTTAGGTTCTCGTTCTGTTACAGTTCCTATAGGCCCTAATAAAAGAAACATTCCAGAGCTAGAAGCAAAGATAAAAAAATTTAGTGAACGTGTTTTAAAAGACGAATGTCTAGACTTACCTAAGAAAACTTATGTGACACGTAAAATAGAATTAACTGGTGTGCAAAGAAAACTTTATGATGAGATGCGTAAGTATGCAATATCAGAACTAGAGGGAAAGGTTTGTTCTACATCTACAGTAATGGTGCAGCTATTAAGACTCCATCAAATTTCATGTGGCTACCACGCAACAGACGATGGTAAGCCTCAACAACTTCCATGTAATAGATTAACTGAGTTGATGGATATTATTTGGGAGATCTCAGGTAAAGCTGTCATCTGGTCTTTCTATCAAAAAGATGTTGAAAGAATTATAGAGGAAATAAAAAAAACACATGGTGAAAACTCTGTTGTAGATTACTATGGTTTAACACCACAAGATGAAAGACAGAACAATATAAAAAGATTTCAAGAAGACCCTGAGTGTAGATTTTTTGTAGGCACTACACAAACTGGCGGGTATGGTATCACACTTACATCTGCAAGTACAATGATCTATTATTCAAATGGTTATGATCTTGAAAAAAGATTACAGTCAGAAGCGCGTATAGATCGTATAGGTCAAGAAAAACCTATGACATATATTGATCTAGTCGCTGATGATACAATCGATATCAAAGTTCAAAAAGCTTTAAGAACTAAAATGAATATCGCCACTGAAGTTATGGGCGAAGAGCTTAAAGAATGGATTTAAAAAAATCCTTTGTCGAAAACTACTTCTAAAAGAAGTAATGACACAGCCCCCACCGTGCCCAATAAAACCCAATAGATTTTGTCTATCTTGCCACCCAATTCATGAATACCATTATGCATATGTGTAATATCTTTTTTTACACCTTTGACATGTCCATATAGAGATACAATGTGTTCTCTTGTAGTTTTTGGTTCTATTGCCATTACGAAATCATTCCTCTGTTTCTTTGTCTAATTAATTTTTCTTCGGGCGATAATAATATATCCTCTAGACGTGTTAGTCCAGTCTGTTGTGCCTGCGCTTGATTTAGTATGTTTTGACCTGTTGTAATTACCTGTGGGTTTGGAGTAGCAGAAGTAACTGCTTGTGGTAATGGTGGCGTTTCTATCTCAGGTATTAGATAATCATTTACATTTATATTAAATTGACCATCTAAACTTAATCTTTCCATGTCGTTAACCATTCTAAATATCTCACTTTCAGCTTCTAAGAATGGGTTAGGTTCACCCAATCCCTCTGCAATTTCTGCAAACTTATCTTGGATATCTCTAGACGGAGTATATGCAGTAAATACTCCATCAAATAAATCATTGAATGATTTTTGACTGATCTGTCTTTCTTTAAATTCATTTTCTAAATTAAAAGAGTTTACATCTAGTGCAAGTGCAGCATTTATATCTTTAAACATTTCTTGTTGCACACCAAATCTAGCGGCATTAGATTTGTAGAATCTTGAAATAATATCGTTAGCACTTACAGGACCACCTTTTAATAAACCAAAGTAACCACCTGTAAATTCTCTTCGTGCATTTCTTATACCTTCTTGATAATCTGCTATTTTAAATCCCATAGATTTTAAAGGATCTACTTTAATAGGTCTTAGACCCATAAACCCGGCTAACTCTGGACCAATATCTAATATTTCACCTCTTGCATCTGGTGTTCCAAAAGCAGCATTTCCAATTCTTTGAAATTGTTTGTATGACGGTGCCAATGCATTTCCTAAATGTAAGAATCTAATTGCAGCTTTATCACCTGCAGATGTTTCATCTGTATATAATCTTCTACCTTCCCTAGTTCTACCACCTCTTACAATAAGATCAGCTGTAGCTTCTGTCCAAATAGACTCTGATATAAATGGATTCATGATCTCAGCACTAGCTTCTCCAATACCACTTACAAAACTTTCTAGTAGTAAAGAATCATCTAATTGTCCATCTTGAACATTGTTTATCAAAGTTCGTAGAGGTCTACTAATTACATCGTAAGCATTACTGTGACTGAAATCTATATATCTTAACTCACCGTCATCATCTCTCAAAGGTATCAGTGTAGAATTTCTTGACCACTCAGGTACGAATCTTCTTAAAGCTTCTAATTCTTCTTTAGATACATCATACAATGCGGCAGCTCCTTCTGTCAGTGCAATCGGAGCAGCTGTAGTAAATGTAGCCATACCTAATAATCTTTTAAAACCAACTCCATAAGCAGGGTTATCATTCTTGACTAACTGTCCAGTAGCAGCATCTACAACAACAGGTAATACATTACTTCCTATCGTAGGCTTTGAGTGTTTCATTTCATTTAAACCTAGTTCTACAATGTTTGTAGTTGTTCTTATCATCTCAGATGGGAACGACATGAAGTTACCAATCGGTAATAATCTAGCTGTTCTAACTGCTGGACCAACAAAAGAATAGTTTGGAACAGTATTCTTAACTATATTTGCAGCTTCAACTTTCAATGCAAAGTCATCTACAAATTGATCATAACTTCCTTTAAAACCTGCAGCTTTTGCTTTTTGAAATTTACTTTGTAATTGATCAGCTGATTGAGTAATCAAAGCTCTATTAGCTTTTTTACCTCTAGCTACTTGGTCTTTTAATCTATCTAGCTCAACAACGTAGTTTGTAATCTTAAATGTGTCGTCCTCTGCAACATATTTACCTTGAAAGAAGTTTCCTAACTTTTTCATTTTAGACATAAAAGGTCTTAATATATTGTCTATGTTATATGCTTGCTCACCAAATTTTACGTCACGCAAAAGATTCTTTAGATCTCCTATTTGAACTTGTGAGTTTACAACCCCTAATTCTAATAACTCTCTATATGCTTCTTGTGCTCTAGGTGAGTTTGGTCCTAGTTTCGTGAGGCCTGATACATCAACCCCTTCTTTAAATGCTTTAGCTAATTTAGCTGGATTCTCAAATAAAATACCATTTGCTCCAGAAAAACCTATAGCACTAAACATGTTACGTAAGTGAGTTGGTATAGAGAATATTGTTTTAGCCATTTGAGAAACACCTTTTGGAAACAATAGTAAATTTCTATATATCCAGGACACAGCTTGTTCTGCACCTTCTTTACCTTCTCCTCTTACAAAACCTTGTAGTCCACTCGCTACGTTGTTAGCATTCAAGATTGCTTCAGATATTTCTTTTGTAGTAACTGCATCTTTACTAAATGGTGACACAAGATTTTTAGCTCCCGGTAATTTAGCAATCGTGTCATTTATATTAACTAAGTTTATACCTGTATTAAATTGGTCAACTGCTTTTGCTCCCTCGTCTGCATTATCCCAAAAGAATCCTCTACCACCTGCTGCTTTTACTTGATTGTTTTTAGCAGCTACACTGTTTAAATAGCTAGAAGTTCTCGCCACAGTAGATAAGTTTGTTATTGCATTGAATATAGAGTATCTTGGATCTTGAATCTCACCTAACAGTTCTCTAATTACTTTAGGTGGCATTTTTTCTTTTTTGATGGCTTCAGCAATAATGTCTTGACCAGGTCGGCCTTCCATAGATTTATTTATGTATTCGTTCAACTGAAGTGGTGTAGGACTTTTTCTTTTTGATACCTGTAATATCAATCTGTCCACTTCATCTTGTGCTTGTTGTTTATATAGAGTTGGATCTTTTGCTAAATCTGCTAAAGGCGTTCCAGCCTTTTTAGCTATCTCTTCTCTAAAAAATCTAACAGCTGCATCATTTGCTTCTGCTGTTGGAGTGTATCTTTTAAAAAATTTAAATATACCACCTTGATCTTCAAATATTCTATACGTACCACCAATCCAACCACCTACTCTATCCTTCAGTAGTTCTTGTAATTTCTTAGCACCTTCGTTTAATTTAGCTCCTTGTGTGTTATTATCTAAGATATCAATCAAATCAGTAAACGCTTCTCTAGCGCTATTCAAACCTTTAACCATTATTTTTTGAGAATCTGTTCCTACATTTTTTAATTTCATATCTTTGATTAATGCACTTACTTTATCAGGATCTATTCCTTCTCTTAGATTACCTTCAAATAAAATGCTGTTTAGATCTTTCATAAATTTTTCTTTTTCTTGTCTTGCCGATTTATCAAAAATAGTTTTTGCTTCTGGAAAAATCTTATCTGTTTCTCTTGTAATTCTATCTACTATCTCTCTTGCATTATTAATATCCACAGATCTTAAAGCTTCTTTTAAATTTTCTTCGTCAAACAATTCTTGTGTTAGAGAACCTCTAGGTCTAAAAGATGCCCCTATGTATTTGTCTAACCATCTTTCAAATTTAGAATTACTATATGCTAAATCTTTTCCTCTTGTTGCTAGAGCCTTGGCGCTTTTACCAATACCATAAACAAAAGGCGTAGCTAAAACAGACTCAGAAGAAAACTTAAGTCTATTTAATAATTTTCTAGTAGCTTCATCTCTACCACCAATCTTTTCTTCTCTATCTAAAACTGTTGGACCAGCTTCAAACATGTCTCCAAATGTTCCAATACTTTCTACATCTCCAACAAAAGCTTCACCGGCAGCGCCTCCCATTACTCCAGCAAAGAATCTTTTGTAGCCGTTCTTATCATTTAGATCAGCAGCTTTGTTCAAAGCATCCATTGTTGCTTTGCTCTTTTTTAATTTGTTTCCTTTTCTACTTGCCGCTAAAGCTTTAGTAGCCATACCTTTAGCTAATTTAAAACCAGCTGCTCCTGGAATACCAACAGAAACTAATGCTTCTGTTAATTTACCTATAGCTCTTTCCTCTGCTATCTCTTCAAATGGATTTAATTTATCAAAGAATTCTTCTACATCAGCTGCTAAATTTGTATCTGCACCTAAATCGATTAACTCTGCTCCTAATGAAACTACACCTTCGGGTATTTTTAGTAAACCTGATGCAAGGCCTGCAGCTGTAGCTGTGTACCAAGATCTATCGCTATCTTGCTCTGCTGTGTTGAGAGGTAAAAATGTTTCGGCCATTTATACTCCTACTGACCAGAAGTGAAATCAGAATATAAATCGTCTTCAACTCCATATTTTTCTAGCAGTTCTCTTCTTTTTTTCTCACGTTGTTTTTTTAATTCTTCATCAATAAAAGTTTTATAATCTTTAGGTGCAGGGGTATCTTTATCCCCTGTATCTTCTACCGTAGTTGTATCTGTAATAGTTTCTTGAGCTTTTAAATAATCTCTCCATCTATATTGTCCTGTTGCTTCATCAAAAACTAATTCTTTTGCAATTCCATCAGTTACATCAAAATAAACATTGCCTTCTTCTTTCTTACCTTTTTTTCTAATTTTTTCTAAAGTTTTAGAATCTTTGACAATACCTTTGTCTTTGTCTGCAGGTAATTTATCTTGTATATCTTCTATGTAAGTTGCATGATTTGTAGCGTAACGTCTGTTATTTCTGTAGTCTTCCATTAAAGTTTCTGCTCTTGCAGTTATCTTTTCATCTAATGTAAGTGTAGGGTCTTTACCTTCAGCCATTATTCTAGCTCTTTTCTCAGCACTAGATATTTTTTGTCTCTCTATTTCTCTATCCTTCTCAGCCTCTTTTTCTGCAAAACCTTTTTCTAAACCAAATTGTGTAGCACCTATTCTTAAATTTCTTTCGGCTTCAGCAGCTCTTTGCATTCTCTCAATCAAAGCTTTGTTTGGATCTCCTAATTTTGATATTGCATCTGAAAAAGATGTAGCTCCTGCTATTGCAGGTCCAGCTGTTAGTAAATAAGATGTTAACGGATCCATACCCACAGGTCCAGTTCCACCTGCTTCTCTAATTGCTTTGGTATATTCTTCAGTATAATTTGGAGTAGTCACTGTCTCTTCAGCAATCATATCTAGTGTAGGATCTGGATAACCAGCTTTAGCCTGTACTCTATCTGTAATACCAGACATAATACCATTACCGACGTTACCGCCTTTTCTAAACATTGGTCTTTTAAAAGTTCTGCTCATATTATCTTACTGGCGGATTGAACGCTCTATAAATACCTGCTAATGTTGTTCCAGCTCCTAATGCACTTGTTATTGGGCTTGGAGATGGTGTTGTCACCTGTGTTGTTTGACCTGGGTATCCAGATATTAAACTAGTTATACCTGATCCATAAATCTGAGCACCTGTTATCGGTCTTTGTAATCTCTCTCGCTCCAATTGTTGGTAAGCACCTAGACGCTCTTGTTCTAACCCTCTTCTAAAACCACCAAGAGTTGATAAAGCTCCTACATCTTGTCCCATAAATTCTTGACCCGCACCAGCTAAACCTAATTGACCGGCTGCTAATTGTCTTTGTTGTTGGAAAGCTTGTTGTGCTGCTTGTTGCGCCTGACCAAAACCTTGTTGTAATAAACTTGCTTGTAATGCTGCTCGGTTCCTGTCGCTTGCTGCTTGATACTCTGCTCTTTGAACTCCTTCTCTTCCACCACCAAATGCACCTGCACTAATAGCGGATGCTGCAAGTGATGGTATACCTTTTGCTGCTTGTACATCAAATTCTCTTAGAGTTGTATCAATAACATCTTGTTGATACGGAGACATAAAAGCTTGGTAAGCTGTTGGACCAGTTAGTCTACCTGCCGCTGCTTCTGCCCCTGCTGCAGATGTTAAGAATGGTTGATATGCTCCTATGCCTGATACCGCTATTTGTTCAGCTCTTTCTTGTAGAGGGTCTATACCCGCTACAAACTTAGGACCATATACTTTTCCTAAATCAGCTGTTTTGTATGTACCTAAAGCATCTTTAAGTGCGTCTACGTATAATTTAGTTTCAGCTTCTATAAATTTTGGTGGAAGTACTGATGTTGTTGCTGTTGCCATTATGCTACCTTATTCTCTAATTTTTTCATTTGGTTATATAATCTTTGAGCTCCTTTTTCAATGTTGCCATCACCCATTCCTCTTACAGCATCAGCTGTCATTACGAATTCGTTCTTGCTCAACATTGCCGGAACATCATCTGCTTTTTCTTTAATACCAACTGGTACAAAACCACCAGTCTCTCTGTAATCTCTTTCCATAATTCCTGCTTGGTTAGTTCTCATGATACCTGTAGGCATTGAACCACCCATTAAACCAACACGTCCTCCTGTAGCTATTGCTTTTCTTTCAAATTCCTGTTTAGCTTCGTCAATTGCTTCTTGTTGACTGAAGCCTCTTTCCATAAGCTCTTCTACAAGTCTCATAAATTCTTTTTCATTTTCTTCCATAGAAGCCATTTTCATATCTGTACCTTCAGCCAGTCCAACACGTCCGCCTGTTGCATACTCAGAAGTATTTACAGATACAAATTCTTCAACTTCTTCTGGTCTTGCACCTGGATTTAATTTAATGTAACCACTTCTTAAATATGATTTAAGTGCATCTACATCTTGCGGTATTTCATTTGGATTATCTGTATCTACTCCTGCAGCTTGTAATGCAGCCGCTACTCCAGTTCCTAAAGCAGCCACTCCTAATGTAGATCCCAAAGTAGAGGGTTTAGTGAACATACCTTTTAAAGCACTAGTGATTCCACCAGTTCTTTCACCAGGCATAACTCCTCTTTCTCTTCCAAATAATAAATTTGTTGGAATGCTTCTTAGTGCGCTAGTTTGAGGTAACAAACCTTTCATACCAAAAGCTCCTCCAGGTAAACCAAAAGCACCTATACCTAAAATGGCAGCTTTACCTAAAGGTGATTTAGCAGCTTTGGCTACACCTTTAACAGCACCCTTAACACCTTTAGCTATAGATTTTACCAGGCTTCCTAGCCCATACAATTGTCTTGGTTCTTGCATTCTTGATATTGTCATAATTTAGCCTAAATTTTATTTAAATGGCAGGCATAGATATCCTGAAATATCACACTTTATTTGATTTTTGTCTTATCGTCAACTGGTTTTGCAGGTGCTGTGCCTTGAGTTAGATCATCAAAAAATCTACCACAATACTGAAACTCACCCACATGAGTGATATAATCCATGATATAGATATATACTTTACCACCCATATCAGTCCATCTTTGACAGAAGCCAAAATCCTCACCAAAATAACGCTTGGTTTCTGGTTCATGGATCGTGTCAAAAAGGTTATAAAAGTTCTGTTTTTTAACTTCTTTTCCGTTTATATTTGTTGGCTGAAATATCTCTAATTCTGGATGTTTTTTCATCATATCTTCCAACACTTTTCTTTTAATTAACATACATCCAGTAGGTGCATGTGTTACTTCTACTACGCCATTATCAGATATAATTTTATTTTGATCTTCTAGTTTTAAAGGAAATGTAAAGCCTCCTTTTCTTAAATCATCAGCAGAGTTTATAGACTGCTTAGTATGCATTCTTCTCCATACCTTATCAAAGTCAAATGTCTTCATAGGATATGGGCAGGCTATTACATCCTTATCTGCTTTAAGCATTTTCTCTATGGTGCTAAAATTAAAGTCTATATCAGAGTCTATAAATAAAAGGTGTGTATATCCATCTGCATGATTTAACATTTCTGCTACACATAGGTTTCTACCTTGTGTAACCAGAGAAGATTTCATCAATGTAAAACTAACTAATATCTTTCTCATTAGACAATCTTGTTGAAACTTTAAAACTGCTTGGCAGTAATGCATTGAAACATCACTATGCACCGGAGTACATACCATTATTCTATGGGGTGACTTGTCTTGAGGTGCGCTTAAATCTATTGTTTCTACTTTAGGCTCACTATTGAACCAGATAGGTTGATTAGGATTAGGCATTAATTACTCCATTTAAAAATGTTTGCCATTGTTTTCCTATCTTATTCCAATTGTAATATATGTTTGCGTAATGTGATTGTGACTCCAAATGATTATGTATTTGTTTATCATGTATTGTTTTTGAAGCCTGCTCAATTGCAAAGGCAAACTTCTGAGCCAGTGCTCTAAGGTTGTTATCATATGGTACATACATAGGAAACTCAGCACCTGTTTCATACAGAGCTCCTAAGTCTGTTGTTATACAATACAAACCTGCTGCCATACATTCCAACAAAGATATACAAAACGTTTCTTCAAATATACTAGGATAAACATACATGTGATAATTTTTTAAATTATCTTTTATGTATTGATTTGGTTTGTATCCAATGTAATTTACATTCGGTAATTGTCTTGCCTGCTCATACAGTTCTTTATAGTTATGATCATTTTGTTCATAGAAACTTTTACCATATACTTCAGTTGATGAGTAAACATCCAATGTAATCAGTGGATTTTTAACCAGCTGCATTGCTCCTAATAATACCGATAAGCCTCTCCAGGGTGTGTTCTGATGAATAAGACGTATAGGTCTTCCAAGCTGATAAGGCTCTGCCTTCTCTATTTTATCAATACCATTCTTTATAACAACAGATCTATTGGTTGGAATATTGAAGTGGTATCTAAATTTTTCATAAGTCCAGTGAGAATTAAAAACATACCAATCATACTTAGAATGATTTTTGGGATCACTAAACCAAGGAGCTAGATTAGGTTGATCGTAAGAATTCTTTTGCCACAATATATTTTTCTTTGTAGGATGTAATGGAATCTTTTCTGGTACAGAAGTACATATCTGTACTTTGTCTAATACATTTTTATCTACATACTTTTCTAGGTATTCGAACTGTAACTCAGTTCCACCTTTTGGATCTTGATTCATTCTTTATTATTCCTTCTATAATTTTGTACGCCATTATCGCTTCTTGCGATGTGTTATAACCAGGACTACTACATACAAAAATTTTGTCAAACCTTCTTTTCTCAATAGAATTAAGGCTAAAATCAAATTTAAATGTTTTTATTTTTTCTCTAAACTTTTCGTAATTAGCAAAACCCATATGTTCAGACTCAGGGTTGCAAACCCATAAATAATTTATTCTTTTAGGAAATGTATTTGTTAAGTGAAACATCCAATTACTTTCCTCTAAAGTAGCATGGATTTTATATGCGTAATCATGATGGTGATCTATATTATAGATATTGATTTCTTCAGCGCAGTTTATAGGAAACAAAGGAAATATATCATGGTGATCGTAAGCCAAATGTATTTCTTCGTGTGTAACTAGTAAAGGAGCAATAAAACTAATTAAATCAGTTAATTGTTTTTTACTGTTAACCCAATCACAATCTACAGACAGAACATCAAGTGTTTTTTTCACTATCCTTTTTCATAACTTTCTGAAGAACTTCTAAACCTTTCGGCGAAACCTGAACAGTAACATCTTGTGCTATATCAGGGCCCTCTTTCTTCTCTGTATAAACTTCTCCGGTTCTTGTATTTCTGTATGTGACTACAGTTGTACATTCTATTTTAGGTATATCTTTATCCATTTTCTTGAGATCTATCTATCAAAAGATAGCTCACTTGTCCAGTGATCTCGTTGGCTGTATCTGCTTGTGCCTTTAATACATCACCTTCTTCCATATTAATCACATCTTTTGCTAAATTTTCTGTAGATTTATTTAATTGAGCATGAGCTATTTCTACATCAGAGCCACCTGATTTTTTTAAATATACATCTACACCAACATTACTAACTGTAGCATGGCTGGCTTGAACAGCTTTTACAATAGCTACTGATGAAGTATTAATTGTTAGAATAGTTGTAAGATTTGTAGTTGTTAAATCAAATGTTTCACTTTTATAAAAATTTGCCATTAACTAAAAAACCAGTTTTTCTGGTCCTCCTCATTTCTTAAGTCTTGTTGAAAAGAAAAATTTAATTGTGACTTCATAGTTGTTAAAGACTCAGTAACTTGTCTTTGATTTTCAACGTCGTATTCTTCTTTTGGTTCTGGTATGTATGCAGTTATCTTGGCCATTATGATCTAAACGCTCTCTTTGCATCTTCATAGGTTGAAGAACTTTTTGGAGTTGAAGTTTTTGTAGGTTTAGATGCTGGTGTTCTAAACGACTCTCTTTGAGACTCAGAGTCCTGATATTTTCCAGTAGCTGCTCTTAGATCTAATTGTTTTTGAATAGCTGCAGTTTCTCTTAGATTCTTTTGTCTAGCTCTTTCTCTAGCTTCTGCACCTCCATATCTTCTCATATCTAAATAGTCCATTAGGTTTTTAGATCTAAAGAAATCACTTCTAGGTATTCTAGATAATGACTCTATACCTCTTCTTGCTAGATTGAACGGAGTAGGAATTTTACCCAATACTTCAAGTAGTTTTGCTATTCCTGTTTTAGGTTCAGCTCCAGGTAAATACTGTACCTGTTCTTCATCTTCTTCGTTTGCTACACCATAAGAAGGATCTATGCCTAAATCTACTAAGCCACCTGTAGGAGCCATTGGGTAAAAAGAGTCTGCGTTTACAGACTCAGGGTATATATCTGAACTTCCATACTCAGGGTATATCATTTCATAATATTTATTTTGTAAAGGGTTTACTCTTAAGGTGTCTATACCTGTAAAAGTATTTTTAGGTTTTAAAAATGAAAATGGATCCATTATCTTCTCCCGTCCGGTTGAGCATCTAGTCTCAACGTTCCATATCTCCAGGTTTGTCCTTCACCTAGATTTTCTATTTTAACTGAAACTAATCTTCCTCTAGCCCGAGTATCTACCTTATCAGTAGTTGTCTTAACTGTAAAGGGCCCAAGAGGTGAACTAACTGCTACATCATCTGGATAAGAACTAACAAACAAAGTTATTGTTGCATCTCCAGTTTGATATTTAAAGTCTGGTATAAAACGTCTGACAGCCATAAAGAACTCACCATCTCCTCTGAAATCAGCAACACCTGTCGAGTCACCTAGTGCACTTTTCCTAGTTGTTATATCCCAATCCCCTGATCTAATAAATGCAGGGATGGCTACAGTGCTTGTACTATTTACTTGGTCAGTTCCTGTTTCATGTTCATAATAAACAGATGCTCCATATTTATTTGTGATACCTAAAATATCTGGAAAAGTTGGAGTCAAAGTATCATCATAATCTGTAGCGTAAGGTTTACTAAATACACCTTGATCAACATAACTTGTTCTATCTAAAGAACTTGTTGTCCAAACTTTTTCTGCCCAGTTGTAAGTTACACAACGATCTATTTGTCCCGAACCTGATTTTGGATAAAACCAATTTACTTCTGTGTATAAATTATTTGGTGCAGAATATACTACATCTCTTGCATCAAAGTTAATTCCAAGATTATCTCCGTCTGTACTAAATACAAAATCCTCAACCAAAGAAGGCAATGACTTAACAGTTCCGTCGTATACAAAAAAGCCTCCCTCTGATCCCATCCAGAATATAGCTCCGTTTGAGAAGGTGGCGGCGTGTTGACTAATACATCCACAGTTTGTACCAACCTGTCTAACAGAAAATGTAAATGGTGGTCCAACAAACTGAATTACATATGCAGCTAAATCAGTTATGACGAATACATAATCTTTACCTTGAAGAGCTGCTCTTATTTCATTTCCTGTATCCAATCTAAATGTACCTGCAGTGTTTGTAGCTGTTGGTGTATATGTATTTATATCTTCTTGATTAGAAAATCTTATAAACATTGGATCTTGTGTAGACGTATCACCAATTGTTGTTTCAGTTCCAAAATGAAATAAATGTCTATCCCTATCAGACACCAATGTCATTCTACTTTTTGTAGGATTGTTTGTAGTTTGAAAATTCGTAGTGGTTGTAGATGCTCTAATTGTTCTAGCATTTGTAGCTCCGGCATTCCATGTAAATGTTCTACCATTAAATATAGTTGCAACTAATACTTGACCAAAGTTATCAAGGCTCCAGTTGCCTGGATCCAGAATCACGGAACTTGTTGCTCTCGGTGTTCCCCATGTTGATGTGCTCCATGTAGATGTTCCCCAACCAAAACCAACTGTTTGTGTTGTAGGTCCAACTTCTACATAAGGATTGACAGTTACAGAACCAGCTGCTGTCATTCCAGCACCGCCTTCAGCTCTTACAGCTTGCACAGTAAATTTATCTATTGTAGGAACAGTTAAAATTTCATAAGCTTTTTCTAATTCATCAGATGTATAATCAGATGCAGCTGTAACAGTTACACCAGACAGAGTTACATATCTTCCAACTTCTAATCCATGAGAACCTTTGTCTATAGTTACAATGTCAGATCCATTTACTGTTGTTAAAGTACCGCCAGTAATGGCTGTGTCTAATGGAGTGATATCAAAAAAATCATTTCCATAGTATAAAAACAAACCTTGTGAAGTTCCAATTGCTGTATATTTTTCTCCAGCAAAACTTGAAAAAGCTACTTGAGCTCTAGCTGCTCCAGGTAAAGTTAAATCACCAGTTGTAAGTTGATTCCAGCCACCTATTTTTTCAGGTAATCCATATCTAAATCTTACAAAATCACCATCTGTCCATTGTCCCTCTGCTCCAGATTCGGTTGCTTGCTTGTTAAAACCAGGCTTGAAATTTAATTTTTGTAGCATATAAACTCTATATATTGAAATAATACAGCATTTTAAAGCATGAATATAGAAGACGCAATAGTAAATATACAGATACCTATACCTGAAAGGTTGCGAATAGGCCTAATAAAATACACAGATAAAATGGCAACCAATAAATTGTTGGTGGGCACGGCAAATAATTCAATGAAAAACACAGAAATTAGAAATGTCTTGGGTCATCATCTAAATAATACATCCATATCCGACATTATCTATCATCATCATATTAGAGATCAAATAAGAATGTTTTTACCAAATGTAACTATGAAATTTCCAGAGCTAAAATTAGATAATATATTGCAGATAGATTTGTTAAAATATAAAAAAGGTTTTTTCTACAAACAACACGTAGACTATTTTGCAACCTCCAGTCGTTCAATTAGTTTTATACTTAATCTAAATGATAAATACGAAGGAGGAGACTTGGTATTTTTACACCCCACCAACAATGAAGAACTAAAAAGAATTAGTTTAAAGAAAAACTCTGCTGTGTTTTTTCCAAGCAATTTTTTATACCCACATAAAATTGAACCCATTACGAAAGGCACTAGATACTCTACGGTGGCATGGATAGGATGAAAGATTTTAAAGTAGTAAAAAACTTTCTTTCAAAAGAAGAACTAAAACTGTTACAGCCTTATTGTTTCAATAAAGTTTTAGACGAAAACTGGTCAGCGGATCCTGGATGTCCAATAGCGCCTGCATTTTACAATGATGCTTTGATGAATGTATTATTAAAAAAGAAATTAAGTGTTATGGAAAAAGAAACAGGTTTAGAACTTTTACCTACATATTCGTATTGGAGATACTATGGATATGACTGTGATCTACACACTCATACGGACAGAAACTCCTGTGAGGTGAGTGCATCTATTTGTATAAAAAAATCTGACAACTGGCCTATTCATATGAATACAACTTGGGTAGAATTAGAAGAAGGAGACGCTGTTCTTTATTTTGGTGCAAAAGTTGTTCACGGCAGGGATCGTTTTAAAGGAGATGGCGTAGCTCAATGTTTCTTTCATTACGTAAATAAAAATGGACCTTACGCAGATTATGCAGGGGATAGTATGAATGAAAACGCCTGGAAAAAACCTACGCCTAAATATAAAAAATTTATAAAAGAAATGAAGAAGAAAGCATATGCTAAAAATAATAGAAACTAATATTCCATCCGCTACAAATCAAAGACTCCTTTCTCTTCTCAAAACAAATGGTAAGTGGTCTTTTGGTTACGATAAAGAAATAGAAACTGATTACAATAGAGATGCTGGTGTTATGTTTAATCCCTATAATGAAGGAATGTCAACTATAGATCAAGGTGATGAAGTTATAAACGCGTATGGATTTTTTATATATGATATGATTACAAGTAAATTAGATCAAAAGTTTTCTAGTTTATATAGAATGTTATACAATATATATTTCAGGGGAATAACAGAGGCTAAGTTTCATATAGATATTGAGTCTCATAATTATTGGACTTTTATATACAGCCTCAACTCTAATGATGGAGGCTTAGAAATAAAAATTAATGGTGAAACAAAGTTTATAAAAGCAGTAGAAAGTCAGGCAATTGTTTTTCCAAGCACTTTGTATCACAGAGGAGTAACACCTAAAACAGAGGCTAAAAGATATAGTTTAGCTTTTGTCACACAAATATGATTCTACAAGCTAAAATAATCTGGTTTCCTGAATACTTGACTTCTATAAATTATGATTATTTGGAAGACACAATAGACTGGAAAGAAGACCATCTTGAAAATGTTAGAAATTACATGAAAGAAGACGGACTCCTATACCCAGGAATAATTATGTATAATCAGGAAAATAAAAAGTACGAAATACACTGCGGCCATTATCGTTTTAAAGTAGCAAAAGAAATGGGTTATAGTGGAATGAATGTTTATAAAGTCAAGAATTACAAAGATGTTTTGTATTTGACGGAGTTCACTGAAAAATGTTATCAACATTATATTGAATTAAAACAAATAAAAGATATACATAAACCGGAAAGTAAATTTATATGAGTTACGAATCATTGAAAGAAGCCACAAAATTTCATGCAGTCAACCAAGAGAATTGGTGTGGAGAAGCTTTAGCAGAATACAAACATGAAGTATTTTCTATAATCAGGGAAAGAAATGTAAGGTCTATTTTAGACTATGGATGTGGTAAAGCAAAGTTTCACAAGATACTTTTTAATAATCCAAAAGTACCTGGATCTCCAATGGGTGTAGTTGTTATAGGATATGATCCAGCTGTTCCACAGTATGCAATAAAACAAAATATGGATTATGATTTAGTATTGTGTGTAGATGTAATGGAACATGTGCAAGAAGATAAAGTGGATGAAGTATTAGAAGATTTATTTAATTCTGGTAGACATATATTTTTAACAATAACTTGTTACCCAGCTACACAGATTTTACCAAATGGAAAGAATGCTCATTATACCGTGAAAGAACCATCGTGGTGGAATGAAAAATTAGCTAAGTATGATGGCAAATATACAGTAAGATTTCAAGAAAAAGCAGAACGATCTAAAATAGTAAGAAACCCAGATCCAGGAGAAAAAGATGGAAAAAACAGCTGATATACAAAACTTCATAGGAATATTTGATAATTATATAGATCCTAAAGAGTGTGATAAAATGATTAAACTTTTTGAGGAGAGACATAAATTTAGAGAAACTCTTGAAAGATTCCAAACAGAAAAAGCTGCTATTACTCATAAAAAAGATAGAGCTCTTTTTTTAAACCATGAAAACGTAGACGTTTATTATGAAGAGGCAAAGACTCTTTTAATTAATTTAGATATAGCTTTAAAAAGATATATGGAAAACACTTCCATTAATCAACACTTTCACAGATACGAATATACAGTCATGAAGATACAGAAAACTTATCCAACAGAAGGTTATCATGTATGGCATGTAGAGTGGAGTTGTAAAACTATGGACTTCATGAAAAGAATGTTAGTGTGGGCTGTTTATCTAAATGATGTTGAAGAAGGTGGGGAAACAGAGTTTCTACATCAATCAGTTAGAGTAAAACCTAAAAAAGGAAGAATAGTAATATGGCCTGCAGCTTTCCCATTTGTGCACAGAGGAAATCAACCACTATCTGGTGAGAAATATCTTTTAACTTCTTGGATTAACGGAATACTTGGAGAAGATTAATAAGAAGAATAAGATGTAGGTCTTGGACCTAATCTAGCAACTTTTTGTTCTGCAGTTTCACCTTCGACATTGTCGTCGTCCCAGTCACCTTGTAAACAAAGTAAATGACGTGCATCAAACATATCTATGAATTGATTGAAACTACCTAATACAGATTCGTCATATATTCCATTTTGAGAACCATCATTGTATTCTACTTGGTCATTGTCTGTATTATCATTCGTATATTGAATAGCGTGAAGATTACTAAATTTAGCTTGGTTCCAAAAAGCATCATGTTCTGGTTCTTCGAACTCATAGTTCATACCATCTTTTATACCAAATTCGCCAGACATCTTACAAATCTTTTTGTCTTCAAAAATAACTGACCATGATCCATGCTTTGACATAATAAAATTCTCCTTAGGTTTTAATAATATATATCACAGTTAAATAAGGTTGCAAGACCGAACTTGCACTACCTGAAAAACTTACACTTAAGGGGTGATTATGACCACCATTACCACCTCTGTTTCCTGTATTAGAGTTTCCTGCAGCACCTGTTGAAGGACCTCCGGAAATACCTTGTTGGTTAGCGGAGCCTCTACCCCCTGGAGCTCCATGATTATGTGGGGCTCTAGTTGGGTTACCAATCGTTCTATTTCCAGTGTTTCCACTAGCATTTCCTACGTTTGTAACAGTGTTAGCGCCCCCTGTAGAAGCTAAAGCTTTTGTAGGGGATCTTCCCATTACAATATCATCTTGTAAATTAGGTAAATTAAAAGTAGTAGAACCGTCTCCTGATCCATAAGTAGTTCCAATAGTTGCAAATAAATCTGCATACGTAGAACGAGAAACAGCAGCTCCGTTACAGTCTAAAAATCCAGTAGGTATGGAACTATCTGACCAAGGTATAACAGATCCAGTTGTAATACCAACTAATCCTTGAATGCTGCCTCCATCAAAATCGTATCTAGTTGCTTCGTAGTTTGACATGTCTTCCTTATGTTTTAATTATATAAATTAACGTTATATAGGGTTGTAATACAGATCTAGCACTACCACTGAAGTTAGCTGATGCCGGGTGATTATGACCACCATTACCACCTTTATTTCCACTGGTATAACCTTGGTTATTTGGAGATGTGGTAAAAGTACCTGGACCACCTCCAGACGTTCTTGCATTTAAAGGGTGGTTATGTGATCCCATAGTAGGTTGAGATATAGATCTATTTCCTGTGTTAGCATTTACGTTACCCGTAGTAGCTACAGTATTAGCTCCTCCAGTAGATGCAAGAGCTTTAGTAGGTGAACTACCCATTGCAACATCATCTTGTAAGTTAGGTAAACCAAAAGTAGTTGATCCATCACCAGAACCATACGTTGTTCCTATAACTGCAAATAATGCAGCATACGTAGAACGAGATACAGTTTGACCATTACATTCTAGAAAACCAGAAGGTATGGCAGCATCCGACCAAGGTATGACTAACCCTGTATTAACTAAGTCAATACCTGTAAGGTTGGCTCCTGTGTAATCATATTTAGTTGCTTCGTAATTCGACATAATATCCTTAAGTTTTTATAATATATATTAAAGTTAAATACGGTTGTAAAACTGATTTAGCCCCTCCCGAAAAGTTTGCACTTGCTGGGTGGTTATGGCCACCATTTCCACCTCTATTACCAATAGTTACGGTTCTACTACCAGTAGCTCTTGCTCCACCACTTCCACTTCCAATAAAACGAGCAGAACCAGGTCCTGTTTTTTGAGCAGTGTATGGGTGGTTGTGTGAAGAAATAGTTGGTGTACTTAATGATCTATTACCAGTGTTGACTGAAATATTACCTGCTTGGTTAACAGTGTTTGCTCCACCTGTTGAGGCAATAGTTTTAGTTGGTGATCTTCCTACAACTACATCATCTTGTAAGTCAGGTAATCCAAATGTAGTGGATCCATCACCAGATCCATAGGTAGTACCTATGATAGTGAATAGATCTGCATAAGTTGATCTTGATACAGCCGCTCCATTACATTCTAAGTATCCAGTTGGAACAGATGTATCTGTCCAAGGTATAATTAAACCTGTATTAAGTCCTTGAATGTCTGTGAGATTCTGACCATCAAAATCGTACTTTGTGGCTTCGTAGTTAGACATGGATTATTTCTCCTTATAAGTCCAACCAGTAGTAGCATCTCCTGAGTAAACTAATGTGAAACCTGCACCTTGTGTATTAACCACAAGATCAGTTCCTGAATTAGCTATGTTTGAACCATTTCTACCAACAGTTAGAGCATTTGAATTGAAATCATAACCTTGGTCAATGAAAGAAACTTCATCACCTGTAGAAGGTGAAGCAGGCAGAGTTACAGTTACAGCTCCACCATTTGTATTTACTAATAGTTGAGCACCTGCTTGAACTGTTTCTGCAGCTGTAATCGCTCTCCATTTTTTAATTTCACCGGCTTTTACACAATTTGTTCCATCAGAATAAATTGTATAACTATGTCCTTCACATAAAAGAACACCTGTACCAGTTGAAGTTTTGAAAGTTAAAGTATTACCTGCGTGATCACATGCGTCTTCTACTGTGTAAACTTTTTCAATTCCATCAGGAATACTAACTGTAAGATTAGATGCTAATGTACCAGTTAATTTAATAACTTCATTTTTACCATCTGATAAAACACCATTTGAAAATGTTAAAGATCTAGCAGCATTAGTTATATTGAAAGTAGTAAAACCACCAATAGCTTGTTCTAGAATAAGTAAGTTTGTATTTGTAATCTGGCCCCAAGTACCTGAGTTTTCACCAGTTGCTTGTACTGTAAGTTTTAGGTTAGCAGATGTTGAATTCGCCATTTTTTAATTCCTTATACGTTCATTTTATTAAAAATATGAGTATGTGTCAAACTCATTAAGCAGCCACCTCCTGCCATCCTGGAGGGTCTATAGGTGCTGAACCTGTATTAACTTCGTTCCAGATTAGAGCACTACCATTTCCTTGACCCATAGTCAACCCTAAACCAGTTGGGAATACTTCAGCATTTCCTTTAACTGCTGAAGGCCCTGATAATGCTGCTGTTAATGGAAGTCCCGTAGGAGAGGCTATTGTTTCTGCTATAGATTCTGCTGTTCCTAAAGATGCTGATAATGCAAAACCTGTAACTGAAACTGTTACGTCTGCTTTAGCTGATAATGTACCTAATGCACCAAGCATAAACTGACCAAGTGCATTTGCATCTGGTGCAGGGTCTGCTTGACCTAAAGTTAATTGTGCTACGTTTAAAGTGTTTGCAGTTAATGTTACATCCGTAACTGCTTCTACAGATCCTAAGTTAGCTGATAAAGCTTCACCTGTTACTTGAACGAATTCCCATTCACCTGTTGCTCCCCATTCAAATAAGCCCCAGAAGTATCTGCCCCAACCTTCAGAGTTGTAAGCTTCAACAGAACCAAGACCCATATTCGCTTGGTTACCTGTTGCCATTGCATCAGGACTAGCATCTGCTTGTCCTAAATTTGCGGACATAGCAATTCCGCTTGGGAATGTTACAACCGCAATATCAATTGTAGTGCCTGTGTCTAATGCTGCTGTTAAAGGTAATCCAGATATATCAGGAGTTACATCAATTTGAGTTGTCTCGTCTCCTAAAGACGCAGATAGAGCTTGACCTGTAAGAGAGACGTTTTCGTCCCCCAACAAATCCCAAGTACCAAAACCCCAAGTTTGATTACCCCACGTTGCCATAGGAGATTACCTCCTACGATTAACCAGAGATTCTCAAAATCGCTGCTGTTGATGTCGGCGCTGGAAACTGAATTGTAAATACTCCAGAAGTAGCTGTTTTATCTGCTCCAAAATCTAAAACCGCAACCGCTGCATTTGTAGATGTAGAGGATGTGTTATAGATTAATGCTCCTCTAGCAGTTAATGAAACGTTCGTAAACGATCTGTCTGCGAAGTCACATCTTGCTACACCAGCTGTAATTGAAGTACCATTGTTAACAAGTTTTCCACCACCAGACACATACTGACCAGTGTCTGGAACTTCGTTACTTGTTGTGAATGAAGTTGTAGCTGAGTTTAGAGTTGCTGAAGAAGTATAAAGAGCTAATTTGAAAACGTCACCACCAGAATTTGAAAAGTTAGCGTCGCCTTCTAACAGTTGCTTCTTGAACGAGTTTGCAATTGCTTGTGTTATAGCCATAATTTATTCTCCTATTTACCTATACGAGGAACACCTGATTGATATTCATCTCGTCTTCTTCTTCCCATTTGTTCTACTGAGAAGCCTTCAAGTACCTGTTTATACTTTTGTTCGTATAATTGCAAGAGATCTTGTGGCCCTTTCAGAAAACCATATGCCTCAACTAGACATGCATACAAAAGTCCATTGGGAAAATACAGACTTAAATATGTAGTTGTATTTGTACTCGATAAGCCTTCGTCTTTCAAGACATAATTTAACTGAATTGTGTAGGTCGCATCAGGGGTAGGAGCTAGAACTATTGTATCCTTGTCCCACCAACTATAGTATTTTGGAACACCTGTAGCCCCTGTATTGTTGAATTCAGACATGAAACTAGTGTCTCTCCACTGTAAAAATTCTCTATTATTTGGTTGACTTACACCGTCAGAATTTATGATTTGAGCAGATCTAATAACTAGAGCGTTATCTGGAGTATCTATAAATCTAGTAGAAGCTACTAATTCAGCCGTAGCGTATCTTCTGTTATTATCAGAGTCTACATCTCTTAAGATTCTAAATTCTGCGTTTTCAATAAAACCATTTACAATAGTTGATGTTAACACAGTGCTTGACACTTCTGTGTAATCTCTAATTTTTGTTACTAGCTCATCATATGTCATGATATAGATACCGTTACCTCTCCGAGAATAGTTCTAGCTTCTCTTCTACTATTTATAACAGATGGATTTTCTGGCACCATACTATTATTACTAAAATCTTGAAATGCAAAATCTCCAGGTAAAGTCAAACTAGCTATCATGTTTCCACCACCAATTTGATTTGTTGGAAAGTTTTGAGGTCTTGCTTGCTCCAATCCTTGTGGATCAGCTACAAAAGGTTTTGGCTCTAACTGTGGCTGCTTTGGTTCATACTCTGATACATGAACAAATGCACCATTCCATTCAGTAACCATTTCTCTCCAAGGAAATGCTTGACCACTCCTATCTGAAATTGCTAATGCGTATTTTCCTTTTGCAAACTTAGACATTATATCTCCGGATAATAAGTTTTAGGAGAAATATAAACACTAGCAGGTGATCCGTCTTCTTGTAATGCTCTGTTTAATTCCTCTTCGTAAATTATTCTTAACTCTTGTACTCTTTGTGGAGCTTTTTTCATAGCTATGTAATAAGCTAAACCTGCGCACATACAAGGTACAAATCTATTAACTACATCTGCTTCGTTAGTATAAGCGCCTGCATCTTGAATTCTTTTTACATAATAAAAATATATGTAGTTTCCTGCCTGCGTATCTCCCGGGGTTAGATATAAAGTTATTGTAACTTTATCTATAAATCTTTGTACAAAGTATTGTGATGGTTGACCTGTAGAAGATTTATTTGAAAAAGCTTGATACTGTGATCTGTTTATTTTTGAAAGTGGCGTGTCCACGTTACTAGTATTTCTGAAACTGGCTTCAAGGACATCAGAAACCATATCAACAAAGTTTGTAACTGTATCTCCTTCGGCATGAGAAGCAGCTGTTGTTCCATCTGCACCTCTAGTTGCACCTGTTAAACTATTTCCAGAAATTCCTGTATACGTTATTACTTCAGAATTAATTCTAACCTTACCTGATGAATTCATATTCAACACAGAAGATAAAGGAATAGTAGTAACTGCATCAGTAATAGCTGATGATAAAGTAGCTGTTATTCCATCTGCGTTACCATCAGAAGGTGATCTAAAGATTGTATATTCACTTTTACCTGAAACTAAACTTATAGCCGTTCTATCTACTTCCCAAAAGTGTAAACCTCTGTTGTCCCACTCTTGGAACATAATATTTAAAGAACGTCTTGCTGATCTTAGATCGTTACCTGAATAGTCAAATAAACCTAATCTCTCAAACGCTTCAGTTATAATTTCATCTATTGATAAAAATTTTTCAAATGTACTTGTGCCTGAAAAAGCCATTATTCTTTACTCCTTGAATATGGGTTAGTAAATATTGTGTAACCAGCAATATTGTCTGTGTTAGAAATGTATATCCCATTAGGAAAAATAATTCTACCACCAAAATCTAAATCAAAGTTTTTACCATCTGGTATATCTATATCACAAAGAGTATCACCATTGTTATCAGCTAAAGTAAATCTACCCGCTCCATTTCCATCAGTTGAAACACTTAAAGCTTCTAGTCTTGTAGGAATATTTTCAAAATCACTAGAAGGTGTTTGAGAAACACTTGCCCCTGAAGAAGCTGCTTGGGCTGTAGTTCCGTTTACGCCTCTTGTTACGGTTGTTAAACCTTGTAGTGAAGAAGCTGTAGTTGGTAAATATCCCGTAAGACTATCACCTTCCTCAAATTGTGCTCCCCATAAAAGAAGCATATCACCAGCACCATTTCCTTGACCCGTATAAAAAGGAGATCTTCCTGATGTTGTTAATGGAATTAAACCGAAAACAGGAATAAAACCAGTGGTGACAGCTGATTCAACAACAGTGGAACATCGATACCACCCATTTCCAACATCAGTAATTGCTGAATTAGTAACACCAGAACTTGAACCTAAAACACCTGTTTCAATATCAAAATTTTGAAAAGCAAGATTTGGATTTGAATCCCCACTACCAAAACTTATTTGTAGATATCTTTGTCCAGTCCATTTAGCAAAAACAGATATTGTATATTTTTGTCCTATAACTGTAGTGAAAGAATTTCTTATTATATTATGAGAAACACTGGAAGTGTCTTCTCTTATTCCTTGAGCAGTGCTAGTTCCATCTGGAGCGACTGCACCTGTTGCATTTACTGAACTATTATTTTTTTGCCAATAAGAATTAGAAAAATCTTCCGAGTGTAAAAATAAGTTTTCAGTTATTGTACCAAAACTAATTTGTTCGCTTGTGCTTGCAATAGTAGTAGGAACACCTGTTTTAAATCCTACATTCGATGCAACTGGTACATAATTTTGAGTAGCATCTATATCTTCAGATAACGTACTTGTAACTGTAGTCGTTACTTGTTGAAAAGCAAAAGGTAACTGTTGAATTGAATCACCAGAACTTGCTGCTTGTGCAGTTGTTCCATTTACGCCTCTTGTTACTGTTGTTAATCCTGGATAAGTGGTTGAATTAGTTTCGTTTGGTAAGAACCCTGTAACGCTTGAAGAAATTTCTAGTTGTGGACCCCAAATTAAAATTCCATCAGTTGTATTACCTACATAAGAAAAAGTAGAAGAATCCGAACCTACACCAATTAAAATTGCATCAACAGCAATAGAACCTGAGGTCGTTAGTGTCATAGCACATCTAAACCACCCATTACCTGCATCTTGTATAGTTGCACTTACTCCCGATACAGTTGATGCTACCGTTCCAGAATTTAAATCAAAATATGCAGTGTTAATTTGAGGAAGGTGATAGTCTTACGGGATATTTACCAACTACAGCTTCTTCACTACAAGGTTTAACAACCGTAACAAGAGGCGTAAACGGAACGACTGCACAAGCAGCAAGTTCTGGTGATTCAATTCAACAGTTACCTTTTGCTTTT